ATGACCGCATCGGTAAAACACCGGCTTACCAGTTTCTCGGAGAGGGGGAAACCGCGCGCACACTGTCCGGTGTGCTTTACCCGGAAATCACCGGCGGTCGCCTGTCGCTGACGGCCATTGAGGTAATGGCAAACGAGGGGCGAGCATGGCCGCTGATTGATGGCCTCGGCGTGATCCTCGGGATGTACGTTATCGAAAAAATCAGCCATACCCACACGGAGCTGTTCAACGACGGCGCGGCCAGAAAAATTGAGTTCAGCATGTCGCTTAAGCGCGTGGATGATTCTGTCGCGGCCATCTATGGCGACCTGAAAACGCAGGCTGATAATCTGCTGTCGTCTGCCGGTAACATGCTGGGAGGGCTGGCGGGATGATATCGGGTATCAAGATTGAGACCGGGGCGAAAATTGCCCCGGCGTTTATGCTCACGCTGGATGGCAACGACATCACGCAGAACTTCAGCGACCGGCTAATCGGCCTGACCATGACGGACAACCGGGGATTCGAGGCCGACCAGCTCGATATCGAGCTCGATGACTCCGACGGTCTGGTCGAGCTCCCGCCGCGCGGCGCATCCCTGACGCTCTGGCTCGGCTGGCAGGGCTCGGCGCTGCTGAATAAGGGGAGTTTTACCGTCGATGAAATCGAGCACCGGGGCGCACCGGATACGCTGACCATCCGGGGGCGTAGTGCTGATTTTCGCGGCTCGCTCAATTCGCGCCGGGAGCAGTCATGGCACGACACCACGCTCGGCGTGATTGTGGAAACCATCGCGCAGCGCAACAAGCTGACGGCCAGCGTTGCTGACACACTGAAAGCGATCGCAGTGCCGCACGCTGACCAGACCCAGGAATCTGACGCGGTATTCTTATCCCGTCTGGCTGAACGTAACGGCGCAACGGTCTCGATAAAAGCCGGTAAGCTGCTTTTCCTGAAAGCCGGGAGCGGCGTCACGGCCAGTGGCAAACCCATCCCGCAAATGACGGTTGAACGCGGCGACGGCGATCGACATTCATTCGCTATCGCCGACCGCGAAGCGTACACCGGCGTTACGGCAAAATGGCTGCACACCAGAGACCCGAAGCCGCAAAAACAGAAGGTGAAGCTTAAGCGCAAACCCAAAGAGCAGCACCTGCGCGCGCTGCAGCACCCAAAAGCCGCGAAAACCACGGCAAAAGCCAAAGCGAAGAAAGAGCAGGAGGCGCGCGAGGGCGAGTATATGGCCGGTGAGTCTGACAACGTGTTAGAGCTGACGACCATCTATGCAACAAAGTCGCAGGCCATGCGAGCAGCTCAGGCGAAGTGGGATAAAATTCAGCGCGGCGTGGCCGAGTTTTCTATCACGCTTGCCACCGGGCGTGCAGATTTATTTCCTGAAACACCGGTTGCCGTTAAAGGCTTTAAGTGCGTTATAGACGAGCAGGCATGGATAATCAGCCGGGTGGTGCATAACCTCAACGGAAACGGTTACACGACGGGCTTAGAGCTTGAGGTTAAGGTTTCGGATGTGGAGTACGAAAGCGAAGAATTAAATCAAGAGTAATGGTTTAACTGTTTGTTATTAAAGTTTTTAATGGTTAAAATTAGCGCATTGGAAATTAATATGAGGTGCTCGCCATGTTTCACTGTCCTAAATGCCATTTTGCCGCACATGCTCGCACAAGCCGCTACTTTTCTGACACGACGAAAGAGCGTTACCATCAGTGCACTAACATCAACTGCAGCGCGACATTTGTCACCACTGAGACCGTCGAGCGCTTTATCGTTTCGCCGGGTGAAGTAGTACCAGCGCCGCCGCATCCGACAACTTCAGGACAACAGCAAATCACCTGGATGTGACAAAAGCCCCGCGATTGCGGGGCTTTCTCATATGTTCTAGTTCTTTTAACGTTGATTGCAAGACCGTCGGCAAAGTGCCAGAAGCGGAAGTTACTCAAGATAGCGCATGGTAATCAATGAAGAGCGAGCTCATATGAAAACTTGAGTAAGGTAAAATAAAAA